GGCGGCAGGAACCACTGACTCAGTGGTTGACCGAACACCACGACCACCTCATCCTTGTGCACGAAACACTGCACGGCGAGCTTCTGTATGTCAGTCACGCGGCCACCTTGGTGAAGTTCAGCACGGGTCGCGCACGACAGCGACACCCAATCAAATCCCCCGGCTTGCCGCGCACCTCGGGCTGATTACCTTCGGCACGTTGAATGATCGGAGGCTTGTCGTACCGGAACACGCGGCCGTTAAGGTGCCTATGGTGAAGCTCGCGCGGGTAGCGCTCGCCACCCACAGCCACCCAGACATACTCCTCAACGCCGAGTGCCTGTAGTCGCGTTGCACTGACGCTCTCCGAAACCTTGCGCACCTGATCCAATGCGGTGAGCTGTGCACGCCGTACGTCGCCGTGGTAGCGCTTGGTCAGATACGGCACGAGCTTGTTGAGCCCGGAGCCCGTCGTGATGGCGTTCATCACCTGCGCCTGCACCTCACCGAGATACTTCGCCGGGATGCGCGTGATCATGCCCACGCTCGCCTGTGCCGCAGCCTCGACCACCGCGCGCATGCGAGGGGTCTGCATTGTCGATTCAATCTGCTGTAGCTCAGCCACATCTTTCAGCCCGTTGACGAGCTGCGCCGTGGAGGACGCCGTGACGTCGGTCATCAGGCGCTTCGACCACATGCGGGCAAGGTTCTCAAAGCGCAGGCGCCACCGGGCCTGCAACGCCTCAAGTCGTGCGTGGGCGTCAGACGGTAGCTCATCCATCGAGCCGCTCAACTCGGGGTCAGCCCCAAGCTCTCGCACCAGCGCCCGCGTCTCGATGGTCATCGCGCGTAGCTCGCGGGCAATCGCGTTCGCCATCGCATACCCCACCTCCATGGGTGGGAGCAACGGCGCAAGGACGCGCTCACCGAGACGCGGGCGCTGCAACGGTCGGCGGTTCACTTCTCCGCCTTTCCGCCTTTCTTGGTCTCGTCCTTCTTCAGCTTCACGGCGGCCTTCACCGCGCGGCTGCCTTCTCCGGCGGCGCCGGATGCCGCTTCGGTGTCCGTGTCCTCGGGCAGCTCCTCGGTCTCGAGGTCGACGCCGATGGCGTGGTAGCCAGACTCCTTGTCAGACGCAACACGGGCTCGCGCATCCTTCGGAGACAGCGCACCCACGGCAACGAGCGCCGCGTCGGTTTGCGCCTTGGTCAGATTCATCTGGGCCTGCTCGACGTGGGTCAGCGCGTCAAGGTCGTTCCACGTGACTGTAATCTCCACGTCCTCAAGCTCCGGGAACTTCGGCAGTACAATCGAGCGCAGCACCAGTTCGTGGTGCCGTTCGAGCAACGGGGTGAAGTCCCGCTCCTGCATCGACTCCAGCATCTCGTGGTAGCTGGCTTCCTCATAGTCGCCCGTCGCCGCAAAGCCGGTAGGCGACGTGCCCATGAGCTTCGCGATGGGCATGCCAGCCGTCGCGGCCACGAGCCCGTACTGCGTCATGACCAGCCCGTCAAATTCACCGAGGGGCGTGTCGAACTGCTGGAACTGCTCGGTCTCCTTATCCCCGATCTTGATGCCGAAGTTGTCGCGGTTCGCGATCCAGTTCGCAATTACATACTCAGCCTTCTTCGTGTCGGCCATGACCTTCGCCATGTCCGTCATCCAAACCGTTGTGCGCTTGGAGAGCACCAGGGCCGGGGCCTCGTTGGCCGTGCGCTCGGCGCAGTACACGCGCTCCATGATCATCTGCGGCAGCGGTACACCACCGAACAGATACAGCGGCTTCATCACGTCCGGCGGGTCGAAATACTTGAAGATCACGAGGTGCGAACGGTGCACGCGACGCGCGCCAATCTGCCACCACGTCGGCTCGTAGAAGTGCCGCGACGACGGCACCGCTGCACTGGTGAGGTCCAGCATCGGCGCACACCAGTAAGGGTCGATCTGTGAGATACCCTTGTACGTGCCGGGCTTCACACCGTCGATGTTGAACGGCTTCTCGTAATAGTTCGGATCGTCACTCTCAACCTCGAACAGTGCAATACGCACACCGAAGATGCGGCCCTTGATGCCAAAGTCGCGGAGCTGCCCCTTGATACCGAATTTGCGGTCGGCGGTCTTGAACAGCTTGAGCGCGTCCTCGTCAATGTCCTCGCCGTTTGCTGAGACGATCTCGTACCCGTTGCGCACGGCGTCGTCGACAGGGACGGCACATGCCTTGTAGATCAGCCAGTGCTGCGCGACGAACGCTGCGTTCTGATACCCGATGAAGCCCTGCTGCATGAACCACGGCAGGAGCTGCAACTGCGCACCGGCCTGCACGGTCAGGGCCTTGAACGCGGGCAGCACCCCGTTGCTATCGTCCATGGCGGACATCGACTTGACCTGTGACGCCTGGTCCATCGCCCCAACCGCAGCGGGCATCACCACCATGATCTTTTCAGACGCGTCCTTCACGGACCGCACGAACGTGTCGACCTGTGCCTGCATCACCATGCGCTGCGAGTCGAGGAGGCCCTGCAACGGGTTCGCATACTTGTCCGCGCGGCTCACCACCGGCGCCGGCGCGTCGACGGGCGCGGGCTTGCGAAACAGTTTCTTGAGGCGGGTGAGCATGATCAACCGAATGAGCTGCGGCGGCGCTTGATCAACGGGTCCACCGCGTAGCGCAGCGCGTCGATGCAATGGTTATTCGCGTCGAGCACGTCGGCCAACACGTCGCCGCTGTTCCTATCCGTCTTGTACGAGTACAACCGCATCTCCCATTGGGTGTGTGGGCAGTTTGGATGGACCACGATCTTGTCGTAGCTGCGCAGGTGCGCGATGCCATCCTCTACCGAGCCCTTCCACTTATCGACGGCAGTGATGCGAGGAAAACCATGCTGCTTGACGTCGGAGATAGTTTCGGGCCGAGCATTGTCGGCCCGAATAATGTGAGCCTCAGAACCGTCGATACGCTGGAACAGCGCAGGTAGCTTGTCGTTGTCGCAATGAACAGCATACGCTTCGGCCTCCACGTACAGCACGCGGTCATGCACCCACGCCTTGATGAGCACCGTGGGGTCGACCGAGAAGCCCCAATCGGCGCCGAAGTACGGTCCGCTCCACTTCTCCTTGTCCGGCACGAACGACGCGCTGACCCACTTACCGCGAAAGATCGTGGCCTCGGTGTGGGACTGGCACTCGCCCTCCCACACATGATCGTACTCGGCACGCGCCACCGCGCGGGCAATGTCGTCAGTCGCGATCTCAACCAGCCGTAGCGCGTCGAGTCGGTCGTTGTTCAGGACTTCCGGGAAGAACGGGTTGTCGGACCAGTTGACCTTGACGACCAGGGCACGCTCAGGCGGTGGCGGTGTCACGACGAACCGCTGATACGTGTTGTCCTCGATGTCGTCCGGGTTGAAGCTCACCCAGATTTCCGCGTGCGTCTCGCGGATCGACGGGATCAGGAACTTCCACGACTCTTTACTGACCGACTGCGCTTCCTCGACCCAGCAGATGTCGATCCCTTTGATCGACTTGATCTCGCGAATGTTGAACCGCAGGCCCTTGAAGATAAACTCGGAGCCGGTGACCGATACAATGGAGTTGGCCGAGACCCGGAAGTACTCCGAGTACCCCATCTCCTCGATGGCGTCGACCAGCACCTTGAACACCGAGTCGGCGATCGAGTTCTGAAACTCTCGTGTGCACAGCACACGAATGCGCGAGCGTGCGGCGAGGTAGATCAGGACGCGAGCGAATGACTCCGTCTTACCAGCACCACGACCGCCGTAAAAAACCTTGAAGCGTTTAGGCTGGAACAGCGACCGAAAGACTTTCGGGATCGTCAGCTTGCTCGGCGCTGGCGCCGGCACCCGCTGGTGGCTCCGATTGATCTTCCTGATGCTCGATGACGCGGCCGCTAACATCAGTCTTGATTCCACCCGGCTCTACGAATACGAGCGTCTGGTATACATCACCCAGGGTCGGAGGCGGTAGTGGGTTACCGTTGAAGTCACCCAGGCCGCGGTTGTCGGTCGATGCACCCAACGCGAGACGCGCCATGCGCTGCGCCTTCTCAACTATTGTCATCACCATCGTCAGACGCTCTAGATCGAACGGGTCCTGCGAGTCAGTGGGAATCTGCTGTAGTTGAGCTACAGCCTTCGCACGAACAACAGTCGCAACCTTGAGATCGGTTGCATTCCAATCCTTGAGCTGCTTGATCGCATCTTCAGTGACAGCCTGCGTCGCCTCGGCAGTCAGCTTTTGTTGGTGATCAATTCGCGCCTGCCCCCACCCACCATCACAGCCACGCGTGCGCAACGCGCCGTAGCTCAGGCCGTATTTCTTGGCGAGGTTCTTGTACCCAATGGTGGTAGTGACGTACTCAAGGCGAATGACGTTGAAGTCGACCTTGGCCGGTGCCTTGGTCATGGCGGCACCTGTCCTACTCTAGTGATTGGCCGCGAGGGTAGGGCTTTTTGTGAGCCCCTGTCAACACGTAACTCACTGAAGGGCCGCGACTAATAGTTCTCTAGGGGCCGACTCAGCCGGCCGGCAAGGTAGTAGTACGCACAATCCAGGCGTGTCCCGTACTCCTGCCACGTGATGCCGAGCAGCTTGATTTGCTTGCTAACCGACTCATAAGACAGCACTTTTGCGTACAGCACCTCTTTCGGACCGATGGGCATTTCCTGCATGGCCCGCCAGATCAGCAGCCCGTCGCCGCAGTACACCTCGGAGAAGTGCTGCTTGAACGTCCCGCCCTGCCCGGCGCCCTCGCCTTCGGCCCTGATCTTGCCAAGGATGGTCGACGCGGGCCACCCGTCAAAGTGCCGCGTGCCATCGGCATACTGCTGATAGCCACGCATGGCGCGTAGGTACTGCACCTTCCAAACGGCCAGCATGGGGTTGAGCCAGTCACGTGGATGTCCGTGCACCATGTGGCTCATCGACTCACGTTCAACTACGGCGTTCATTCAACCTACCTTTTGCTTGGCAGACTCTTTCAATTCGACGTCGATGACATCGTCCCCGTCAAAGTAGCAGACGTCCTCGTTACCGAGCACGCGCTTCGCCCATGCACGCTTCTCGTCGGCGGTCATGAACACGAGGATCACAAAACGATCCATGTCCATGACGTTCATCCACTGGCCAAACTCCCTCAACCTCTTGTTGAAGGCACCGGCCGAATCCCTTTTCTTCTGAATGGCCATCAACACTCCGGTAGCGAAAGCACGCCAGTTTCACGGGCTCGCTTCTCATACAGCCAGCACAACGGTTCGATCAACGGAAAATCTTTCATGAAGCGTGCGTAGTCATCCGGTGCAGCCATGCGCAATGGGTACATGTGCTTCACGTTGAACGTCGACAGGCTGCGATTGAAAAGTGCGTAAGCGCGAGAGATTGGCAGTCCCTCGGCCTTGATGTGCGCCCACACGTCGGACGTTTTCCAGTCCGCCAGATGGTAGACACGTTTCTTGCCAGGGTTGGGGTTGGGGTACTTGTTGAGCGCCAGCGTACGCGTGATGGAGTCCGACTTGCGAATGCCAGTGGCCAGCCACTTGGTCTTGGACAGGGCGGCAATGAAGCGGTCCATCGCATCGTTGTGTGTGAACGCACGAGCTGCTGTCGCATCCCACACCCGATTGATGCAGAGAGTATCCGTCGCGAACATTTCCCCACGACGTGGGTGTGCTACACGCACAATCTCAACCTTGTATCGATCCTCGAGTTTTTCCAGCACCTCCTCGTCGAGACGCCAGCCGGGAATGATGTACTGATAGATGAACACGGCTGGGATGCCAGACCGGACCACCATGTCCATCAGGCAAGTAGAGTCCTTGCCACTCGACACCTCCACAGCCAATCGGTCGCACCCGAGGGTACGGGCGCGACCGATCAACTGTTGTGAATGCGCAATGAGCGCCTTCGACATGTCGAGTCAGTCCAAGAATGCCTAGCGAGCGCTGGCGCGCTTGCCCTTCTTCCCCTTCTTCGCAGCCTTCTTCTTGGTGACTTTCTTCCGGGCCTTGCTGATACGTGACGCCATGAGTTGGTCCTCTAGCAACGAACGTGAAGCGTGCAGCTACCTAGCTATCCGGCTACCTAGCCATTCAGCTATTTGGCGGCACACTTGATGCCCAACACACGCAGCGCGTTGAGCGCGTCGAGCTGTTGAGAGTAATTTTCACAGTAGCCAACTACCGTGAACCCTTTGCGCTCCTCAATCCTCTTGGCATCGGTGCCATTGGACGGGGCAGCGCTAACGGCCTGGGGCGATGTCGAAGCGGCAATGCCCGCCATCGCGTCATGAGCTTGTGCCACGGTCTTATCGCTGGTGAACGACGCCGTGGCCTCAGCGGCTTCTTCCTCCAACAGCGAAAGAATTTCCACATCGGTGAAGCCGGTGAGCGACAGTTCCAACGAGCTGGTCTTGAGTGCCTTGAGTTCTTCCGACAGCAACTCCTCGTTCCACCCGCCGAGTTCCGTCAGGCGGTTGTCGGCGATCGAGTACGCCCGTTGCTGATCCTCACTAAGATGGGTCGCACGGATGCACGGCACCGTCTTAAGCCCGAGCTTCTTCGCAGCAAGTAACCGCCCGTGTCCGGCGATGACCTGCCCTTGCTTGTTGAGCAGGATGGGAATGACGAAACCAAACTGCCGGATGGATTGAGTGAGCTTCTCCACTTGTCCGGCGGAGTGCACGCGGGTGTTTTTCTTGTACGGGGTCAGGGACGAGGTCGGCAACTGCTCGACCTTGGTTGGCATG